GGCAGCCGGGATAGATCTATCTCGGTTTGAAAAAACCGGTGCTCCAACTGAGCGCCTTAACGTGAAAAGGATCTGAAAAATGAGTAACGCATTAACCGCATTCATGTCGGACGCAAACCTGCCCGCATTATCTGATGAAGCCCTGGCGGACGCTATTGAGGAGGCTCAGGGAGGAGCTGCGTATGACGGCGTAACCTACGTCGATTTCTCTGGTAAAATCGGAGACTACCGTTGCGGTCGTGATAAAGAAAGTATCGACCCAGGTCGCTTGTTTCTTCTTGAGCCCATGGCAGTGCTGAAGGGCTGGATCTGTTGGAAAGGCGGTCGACCTGTTGGGCGGGTCGAGTGGCAGTACCTTAACACTAACGCTGCTGTTAAGCTCGACGAGCTGGAGGACCACGGTCCTTACGACGTTAACAGTGACGGCTGGAGCGAGAGCCGTGGCTTCGGTGCCATCGCACTGGATGACCGGTCACAGTTCAAGTTTTCGACTAACTCGGCCTCCGGTCGTAACAGCGTTGAGGACCTGATGACATCGATTAAAGATCGGGCCAAGGCAAAAGAAGCATCCATGCCTATTATCAAATTTGGCAAGGAAACTTTCGTGGCTCGAGGCAATCGCAACTGGAAGCCAGTGTTTCCAGCGCAAGCTTGGGTAAGTCGGGCAGCAGCCGAGGCTTTTCTCCAAGGCAAGATGTCTCAAAACGATCTCCTCAACGGCATCCAGCCTTCTTAATATGTACCGAATGATCACTGACCTTGCTGGGCTGCAGCAGTACCTGGCGTACATCGGCGATAGGCCGTGCGCTCTCGACTTCGAGACCACGTCTCTAAGACCCTCAGACGGGCGTGTACGCCTCGTCAGCCTCTATGATGGTGTAGAGGGTGCCGTTGTAGACTTCGACGCTATCACAGGTGGTTTTGAGGGCTGCGCACTACTGTTCCATCAGGGTGAGTGGATCGTTTTCAATTCGGGTTTTGAGCTCCGGTGGTTTATAGCCGCCGGAGCACCCGATACTAATTGCAGAGATGTAGGCTTCCTGCGCCGCGCCATTGTAGGCGGCGGACAATTCAGCTTAAAGATGGTTGTGAAGTGGGATTTAGATCGCGAGATGGATAAGACCGAGCAGGCGTCCAACTGGGGTGATCGGTATCTGACACAATCTCAGCTCGACTATGCCTACAAGGATGCGGTCGATACGTGGGATTTGTACCAGCACTGGCTAGACCAGGCTGATGAGAACCATCTTAGAGCTTGGCGCATGTTCGATGACATGGTGCCGGCAGTAATCGAGATGGAAGATACCGGCATGCTGGTCGACATTCCTCGCCACCGACTTATGACGGTGCGGTGGGACCGCGCTCAAGATCGGCTGTGTAGTAAGGTGCGAGAAGTCGTGTCGACAGATGATGTGGCGAACATAAACAGTGACGCGCAGTGGTCTGACTTCTTCCTAAAGCATTTGCCTGATCAGGTTGTCACAACTTGGCCGCGAACAGAGAAGTCCAACTTGCTCAGCATGCAGTCGAAAGTGCTCAACAATATAGCTGGCCAGTTTGTTCAGGCCGCCGGCGAAAACCCGCTGACTACACTGCTTGACTGTTTACGCGACTACAAACGGATTACTAAATACATTACCAGCTTTGGTGAGCCTCTTATTACATCCGCGTCTAAACACGGTGACAGCCGTGTCCGTTGCCGGTTTAACATTGGCGCTGCTAAAACGTGCAGGTTCTCAAGCTCCGGTCCTAACCTGCAGCAGATCCCTCGCGATCTAAAACTACTGGGTGAGGACACTAGCGTGCGCGCCTCGTTCGTTGCACCACACGGCAGCGTTCTTGTTAGCCTGGACTATAGCGGCATCGAGCTTAGGGTGCTTGCGCTCCTCGCTGAGGATCAGCAGCTGCTCGAGGATGTTGTGTACGGAGACGTGCACAGTGAGGTTGCTGCAGTCATTGCCGGCCAGGCCATCGACAAGTCTACGCCTGAAGGTAAGGCAGCTCGCACGGCTGCGAAGGGTGTGAGCTTTGGTATCATCTACGGATCTGCAGCTGCCGGTCTGGCAGTCAACATGCGAACCAGCTCCAACAAAGCGCAGAAGTACATAGATTTTTGGGCTGATCGATATCCTCGAGCGTTTGCATATCGAAGCAAGATAATGGCTATGGTGGCCGACACAGGCTACATCCGCTGTGTAGATGGTGGCACCATTAAGATGGATAAGCGCAAGATTGATTTGCCTAAATGCGCAAACTACCCAGTTCAGCGCGCCGCACTATCAGTCATGGCGCACGCCATTGCCAGGCACAAGCGCTCGCTCGATGCTGCTCGAGCTCGAGGTGAGCACACCAGGACTAAATTACTTTCTACTATTCATGATGCTCTGATTGATGAGGCACTGCGGGATGATGCGCAAAGCTGTCTAGAAATGATGCAGCAAAACATGATCGACGGATACCTCGACCTATTTCCAGGAGCGCCCAGCGAGCGCCTGGTCGAGGGTGGAATAGGCAAAAGCTGGGCAACACTAGAGTAGAGGAGAACTCAATGTCATTAGAAGATTTACCGGTAGACCCTGTGCAAGACAACGACTTGCTCGATGCGTGGACTGCAACAAGCAGTGCTGACAAGCGACATCTGATTGGTGTCATTCAGTACCACCGCAATCAGATCCGCGCTATTAACAGTTTAATTCTTGCGCTGAGGAAGGTTGCTCAATGACAACACAGCTCGAGCTTTTTGATGAGCAGACTGGCTACGTCACGCAAGAGCGCGAGACAAATTACGGCCACCCGCTCGACAACTTTACTCGAGCTGCTCGTATCCAAGAAGTCGTGATGGCTTGTGAAGATGAGGTAGTCAGAGTTGCCTTGTCGCTGATCGGTCTGAAAATGTCTAGACTGATTGAGACGCCAGACCATCTCGACAGCTGGGTGGATATCCATGGCTATGCGCGAGCAGCGATCATGGCTATGGATGAGCGCGCCAATCGCGTGAAGCAGCTTGAGATGAAACTGCAGGAGAATAAATACTATGGCCCGTACAACCGCTGAACGGCAAAAGGCGTATGAAGAACGCCGCCAGGCTGAGGGCTTAAAGCGTGTCTCTGTTTGGGTTCCGAAAGATAAGGTAACCCAGCTAAAGCAATACGCTTTACGTCTTCAAAAAAGTTGAGAAAAAGAGGGCTTGTCAAGTACTGACAAGCTCTCTATATTTTCGTCAGTTCTAACGAAAGGAGATCGTTATGTTTACTGACGCAACAGCAGCCCTGGACTTCATGTTGGCAGGCAAGTCTCGGTTTACGCTGACCAGCAAAGTCAGCGGCACTTCGTTTACGTTTAAGGTTGATGCACCCAAGAACCGTGAGACCGGTGAGGTAGACCGCAGCATCCTGTTTGTCAAAGTTCTTACTGGACCTAACAACAGTTGGGATGGCGACTGGCAGTTCATTGGTTTCATTCGTCCTCAGACTGGCATACATCCCACTTTAGTTGGCGGTAAGAAAGGCAAGCCTCGCAGCCCGTCATTTATTGCAATGGATTGGACCCTGCATGTGTTGCAGAATGGCGAAATTCCTGAAGCCCTTGAGATCCGTCATGAAGGTAAGTGCGGTCGTTGCGGTCGCGCGCTGACCCGCCCCGACAGCATCGACAGCGGCTTCGGTCCCGAGTGCTCCTCTAAAGTAGGAGCCTCGTAATGATTATCGACATATCATTATTGTGCGTTGCTATGGCCGTCTACTTCGAGGCGCGCAGCGAGGACATCTACAGTCAGACGCAAGTCGCCTTTGTCATTAAAAACAGAATTGATCATTCTGCCTGGCCCGACAATGCTTGCGATGTTGTCAAGCAGAAGCATCAATTTTCATTCTACTGGGATGGGAAGCCTGAGCACATTAAAGACTTGGTGGCCTGGGAGACCGCCAAGTACGCTGCCCAGCGTGCGCTCGATGTGCCGTTTGAAAACCTGGGCGCTACTTATTACCATAGCACAGCAATTAAAGCGCCTGCTTGGGCTAAGAAGATGACCCGCGTGGGTCAGATGGGTAAGCATATTTTTTACGCAGATAGTCGAGACATCAACAAATGATTTTGAAAGTTGTTTTATCTACCGGAGAGGCTGAATTCAACTGGCACGCGAGCCTTGATGAGGGACTAGAGAACCTGGTGTATCGTAATACCGCAGCCGGTCGCCAGGTGGAGGTGCGAGAGCGGACAGACCGGCTGGTACAATTTACGCTTATCTACCCGTCTATAAACCGGCGGGTAGAGGGCACCTTGTCCAAGGCTATGGTCCGCCGCAACTCCATCGACATTAGCGAGGCTGAGCCTTACATCCCGCAGTTCCAAAAGCTAAAGAAAAAGAAGCTGAGCACTACTGAGATCTGCCGGCGCATGGGTATTACCGTAACCATGGCAACACATATTGCTCGGGCTATTAAAGAGCTGAAGAAGAAATAAGTTGGAGCGCGCGCTCCAGGGTGTCGCGCTCCAAATCTTTTGCCATCATGACATCCTGCTTTTTACGCATGGTCACTTGCCTTTTTAGATCGGGCACTGTCAGAAACATTACCTTGTTAATATCAAGTGCAACTAGGGCAATTAAATCGCACGCGCCTAATTCAATTGCGCTCTTAGTATTGCGACCTCCGGTCGATATACTCCACTGATAACTATTTTGTTTGGATAATTGTCCGGTCGATTTTACCTGAACGCGCAGCGACTTATCCTTCTTTACGGACACAATATCAAATGCCTCAGCGTTCAAGATAACTGAACGCCACCCGTTGCGGATCAGGTAACTGCAGGCAACGTGTTCCCCAGCAGCTCCGGTTAGTTCAGGGTTAAGCAAGGGCCTCAAGCCTGCGAGCGTGTCGCTCGGTGCGCGCCGGTGTCTGGCCATACAATCTGCTTTGACGCAGCTGCGCTGCCGCTTCGTTCCAATCTCGAGCCTGGATAGCAGCGTGGTGTTTAACAAACTTCTGATATCGCGTGCGGCCTAGTTGAAAGGCAAGGCTCACAATGGTGACCGCCGCGTCCTCTGGCAGATCCTCGAGGTCGGGGTGCATCCACCTGGCGTCACTGATGGCCACCTGAACATCTTTCTCAAATAACTCTTTAACCCTTCCCTCACTGACCGGCGCACCGACCGGCCACCCATACTCTGGATCTTCCGGCTGGATCAAATGACCCACGCCAAGCGTCGGT